CTAAAGTAGATACTAAAGAGTATACACGCGCTCGCTCAAAGTATGCTAACGCAGAGACCCAAAAGGAGGTGGCACGGGAGCAATGGTACAAGTACACCAACAAAGCCATCCGCGTTTACCTCGAGGTGTTCAAGCGGCCCATCAATGATTACGAGTCGCATATCCTTACGCGGCACGTAACGGGTGACCTGGAGGCCTGGAGACACACTTGCCAGGTGTGGCATGAGAATGACCACAACCCAACCAACATTCCGGACCTCATCAAGAAGTACAAATCCACGCTCGAGCTGGAGGGCAATGAGATTGAGCGGGCCACCAACCTACCCCAGGGCGTAAAGCTCAACCTGGAGCGGATGAAGAAGGAGGGGACCATATCCGAGCGCGGTATCAAAAAGGTTTTGGCCGGAGAGCTCACCATTAAGAGCAATCCGCAAGGTTATCTCAAACTCGTGGAGGTGAAGAAGTGAACGGGATAGATGCACACGAGCTCGAGGCCGTGGCCCACCGGCTCACCGGGCACACCCTCCAGGAATGGGACAGAGCGCATGACCATAAGCGCAATCAGGCTCTCGAGTGGATTTACAAGCGGAGGCTCATTTTCCCGTCCGAGTTTGTCAAACTGGTGGACCGGGCCGACATCGAGCCGGATGACTTTTTGCTGATTCTCACACCGGTCCAGGTGGTGCAGCAATACCGGAGATACGAGCCGGATTATGATGATGAGACCGGAAAAACGGTCCAGTCCTTGATTATGTACGTCCACCGGTTACAAATTACCGAGGTGGAACCAAACGTATACAGCCTATGAACACAGAGGGCATGACACCCAGGCAGCACGCAACCATCCTGGTCGAGTATTTGGAAGAGGGCAAGACCGTGAAGGAGTTTTGCGAGGATTACAAGGTGGCAACGAGATACGCATCGGGAGTCATCCTCCGATTTAAGATTCAACACAAGTTTGGACGGTCTCGGAGATTCACGGAGCGCATGGTCCATCAATGGATCTCGCTTTATAACCGGGGAGTCTCGCTCCAGCAAATTGCCCGAAGAATGGGCACCACGCCAGCGATTGTAAGCGGATTCCTCCAGGCCTATGAGGTGCATGAGTACCGTGAACGGTTATCATCCTCTCATGTACAGTTAGACCTTCAGGTGTACAAATCAGCATCCAGGGAAGCAGCCGAGTATTGGATTAAGCGGTCTCCCAAATTTTACAAGTATTGGAAAAAGGAAATAGAGGAAATAGAACGTGAAGCAAGAGGAGCACAAATTGCAGGTGCAGATGGTTAAGTATTACCGGTACACGTGTGAGCCAAATGAGGAGTGGCAGCTCTTTGCCATTCCCAACGGAGGTGTACGCGATAAGGTTACCGGTGCCAAGCTCAAGGCCGAGGGAGTCAAGGCCGGAGTATCGGATTTGTTTTTGGCCAGGCCAACGGGTCACACGGACCGCAACATTCACGGATGGTTTGTTGAGGTCAAGGTTGGCAAGAATAAACTCACCATGAGCCAACGGAAATTCGGGGAGGAGATGATGGCCGCTGGATACGGATTTGTTGTGATGAGAGACCTGGATTCCTGGATGCGGTTCTTACTTATGCTCACCCAGTCACAAGAGGAAACACCATGCGAAGCCGACTTAATCCACAACCTATTTCAAGACGAGAGCGAGCGGAAGCGTTTATCATATTCCTATTCCTAATCCCGCTCTTAGTCATCATCCTATTCACGGGATGGATCGACCACAAATAAAACATTAAACCAATAATAATATGATAGATGATAATTCGGGGTGGGTTTATTTAATTCACATTGAAGGAACAACCTACTATAAAATAGGATTTGCCAAATCTATTAAAAACCGACTTAATCAAATGCAAACTGGATGTCCGCACAAAATGAAAGTTGTTGCAAAAGTGAACCATTCAAATGCGAGGTCATATGAATCTCTAATACATAGCTTTGTGCGTGATAGAAATGTTCGCGGAGAATGGTTTGATTTAGATGACGATTATTTAGCGGAAGTTAAAACGTGGTTCAAGCCAGCTACGGGTACGGGTAAGTTTGATAAGACAAAAAAGAAAACCCTGGCAGAAATGTTGGCGATGGAGGTTCCACCAATACGACCCGTAGTAAAGAATTGGCCCAAGGTCACTAAGCACAAGGCATAACGTGATCCGGTTGGCTCACCAAACCTTTACTTGGGTGAGGGCGTAACTTCAGCGAGCTCACCTAGGTAAACGGTAACGGACATGGCAACGACCAAGGCATTACGGCAAGAGAACAAGAAGGAGCTCATGCTCCAGGCCCTCAAGAAGACCATGGGCAATGTCTCGGAGGCTTGCAAAATGATTAACATCACCCGGCCGACACACTATAACTGGATGAAGTCGGATGAGGCCTACCGGATGGAGGTTATGAACGTGGATGAGGAGATTGTCGATTTCGTGGAGTCCGCGTTGTACAAAAAGATTGCCCAGGGCGAGACAGTCCCCATAATCTTTTTCCTCAAGTCAAAGGGCAAACACCGCGGATGGATAGAGCGGCAAGAGACCGAGAACATCGGAGAGCCGCAGATTGTCCACGTAGTGTACGAGGACATTTACGATGATGAAGCGGACCATTAAGCTCAAGCTACCCAGGCCGCACAAAGCACAACGCCAGGTACTCAATGAAGCCAAACGATTCAACGTGTTGGCGTGTGGTAGGCGGTGGGGCAAAACCACGCTCGGCCTGGACATCATCATCCGGTCCGCCCTGGCCGGCCACCCGGTGGCCTGGTTTGCTCCCCATTACAAATCCCTCCTCGACGTATGGAGGCAAGCCACACTTACCCTCGGTCCGCTCATCACAAAGAAGAACGCGAGCGAGCGAAGGATTGAGCTTATCAATGGTGGCGTAATCGAGTTTTGGTCGCTCGAGGATGTCGACGTGGCCAGGGGCCGCAAATACAAAGCGGTGGTCATTGATGAGGCCGCAATGATTAGACACCTCAAGGATGCATGGACCGCGGCCATACGGCCCACCCTGGCCGACCTCGAGGGCCGGGCCTGGTTTCTATCCACACCAAAGGGGAGAAACTTCTTTTGGCAGCTATACCGGAAGGAGGGCCCGGAATGGATGCGGTGGCAAATGTCCACGTTCTCCAACCCGGTAATCAGTCCGGATGAGATCGGAGCCATGAAGGAGGACCTACCGGAGCGAATCTACCTCCAGGAAATCGAGGCTCAGTTTGTCGAGGATGGAGGAGGCGTATTCCGCAAGGTGCGGGAAGCGGTCCGGGAGGGCCTGGGGCCGATGCCGGAGTCACACATTGTCATTGGGGTGGATTGGGGCAAGCTCAATGACTTCACCGTGTTCACCGTGTTTGATGCGGCACAAGGAGCGGTCCTATCCATCGACCGGTCCAACAAGGTGGATTACCACGTCCAGGTGCAGCGGCTCAAGGCCTTGTGCGATAAGTGGAAGCCGCGGGTTATTGTGGCCGAGTCTAACAGCATGGGCGAGCCCATCATTGAACAATTACGGAGGGACGGTTTACCCGTCCGGCCATTCCTCACCACGGCATCATCAAAAGCGGAGGCCATTGAATCGTTATCTTTGGCGTTTGAACAAGGCTCCATCCATATTCCAAATGATTACACGCTCATCCAAGAGCTCGAAGCGTACGAAATGGAACGGTTACCATCGGGAAACATTCGATATAACGCGCCATCGGGTCTGCATGATGACATGGTAATGAGTTTGGCCCTCGCATTTACACAAACGGCAACCCGTAGGTCATGGCTCTTCAACTAATAAGCCCAACAAAAGGAATAAAGAATTTCCGGGCCGATTCTTTAATTGCCGAGATGCTTTATGGCCAGGAAACGGACGCAAAGCATTTAACGATTGTTGAGGCTTACCGGGTCAATGGATTCCTACGGGCTTGTGTGGACATGAGAGCCGCGGCCATTGGAGGCATCCCGTTTACCGTGGTGAATGCGACCAACCCGGAGGACATCCGTTACGATTCGGATGCGGACTACGATTTGCCGGATGAGCTCGGATTCATGACCGGGTGGAGCGATTTGATATTTAAGACCGAGGCCTCACTCATCCTCGTGGGCTCGGCCTTTTGGCTAAAGGTGTACGACAACGGAAACCTGGTGGGGCTCCAATGGATGTCACCCAACACCATTCAGCCATTGTATGACCACGCCGGCAAGGTGTACGGTTACAAGCGGACCGTGAACGGACGGGAGGTCACCCTGGACGTGGAGGACGTGGTGGCCATTTACCAGCAAGACCCATTAACGGAGATCGGGCCTGGGTCCTCCATCGGTTACGCAGCTCGGACCGGTGCGGATGTCCTCCATTCACTCCAAACCTATTTGGATTCAACGCTCGATAACGGGTTACTCAAGGCCACGCTCATTGGGGTGCCTATGGGAACACCCAGGGAAGAGCGAGACCGGATAGAGCGCGGGTGGAGGTCATGGTTCAGCGGTAAAGGAAACGCCGGCACCACAAAGGTTGTGGAAGCGGACGCGGTCAATGTCCAAACCATTGGGGAGGGCATTAAGGACCTGGGCAACCTTCAGTTATCCCGTGAACAGCGAGAGCTCATTGCCGTCACCCTGGGCGTACCGTTCTCGTTTGTAATCAGCGGGGCGGCCAATTTTGCGACGGCCCAGCAAGACGATGTCAATTTTTACACAAAGACCGTTTTACCCCAAGCGGACCGGATCGCTCACCGCATCAATGCCACGTTGCTACGCGAGCTCGGCGTGAGGTTCTCATTTGAGCCCAAGCGGCTCGAGGTCATGCAGCGGTACGAGGTCGAAAAAGCCCAGGCCGTGGCGCAGCTCACCGGAGGTGCACCGGTTCTAAGCGTGGATGAGGCGCGGGCACTTTTGGGTTACGGTCCGACCCAGCAAGTCACCCAGCAAGTCACCCCCCAAGTGACCCCGGAAGTCATGGAGGAGGAGGTCCAGGATGACACCCAGGCCATTGAGTCGGAAATCCGGGCCTGGAGACGCAAGGTCAAATCCCGTGGGGCGGATGCGCCCTTCAGTCCGGACAACATACCGGAGGAGGTGTACCACGTCATCAAGTCCAGGCTCGAGGACGGAGAGGATTACAAGTCGGCCTTCAGTCCACCGTTTGATTTTTAACGGCCGCTCTCGAACCCGAGGACAGAGCGGCCGTAATTCTTTACAAGATCGGGCTTGAACGCAAAGCCGGAAAGGCATTCACACCGGAGCAATTAGACCGGGAGTGGAGAGCCATTGATCGACGGAAGCGGGCCGTGGAGCGTGACGTGGAGGATGGCATCGCCCAGGCCTTTAGGCGCATCGAGCAAGACATCATGGAGCGGCTACGAGAGCTCGGAGACATGAAGGCCGAGCTCCAGGTCAGCCAGGTATTCAACTACGATACGGCCCTCGCGGAGATTGAGCCGGCCATCCGGGAGGCGGTCCTCGCGGCATTGTCGGAGGGGCTCAGTCGAGGCCAGGCCAGGCTTGGAATATCCCAGGCCCAACGGGTGCGGGAATTGGCACCGGACGTGGTCGAGCTCATGATTAGACGGTCTAAGTTTGTGAACGTGGTGCAAACCACAGAGGACCAAATCGCCAAAGCCATTGCCCAGGTGGAGTCCGGCCTGGACAATGAGACGATGATTCAGCGCATCACCGCACAAGTGAGAAAAACGTTTGAGGGCATCCGGGCCAACCGAATTCCGGCCATTGTCAACACCACGGTTAACTCGGCTTTTGAGTCCGGGCAAATGAGGGCCTTCAGAATATCCGGGGTGGAGCAAAAGCAATGGCTCAGCCAACGGGATGGGAAAGTCCGCGAGTCACACGACCTCGTGGACGGTCAGCAAGTGGCCATTAACCAGGACTTTGACGTGATGGGCGTACCTTTGGAGTTTCCAGGTGACCCAGGCGGTCCACCCGAGGAGATTATTAACTGCCGTTGTACCATGATTCCGGTGACGTAATGCCATACTCAATAAGTGAAGGAGCGTGTACCACGGCCGAGGGCGTGGGTGGACAATTTGCCGTGATTAAGGATGATGACGGCCAGCAAATGGGATGCCACCAAACCCGGGAGGCCGCATTGGATCAGATAGCGGCCCTCGAGGCCAGCGAAGACCTCAAGGTGCTGCCGGATAACTACCGGGAGGCCGAGGAGGAGGGCATTAACTGTGGAACGTGTGCACACTACGCTCACGGTTATTGCCATTTGTGGCAAGACCAGGTGATGGAGTCATTTGTCTGCAACGCTTACAAGGCCCATGAAGGAGACCAAGAGGAAGAGGAGGATGAGTCCGAGGTCACCATCGAGATTGAATTCAAGCAAAAGGAGGTGGCACCACAAGACGTACGGGCGGCCTACCGACGTGGCCTGGAGCTTTACGAGGAGGGTTTTGGTGGTGAAGGCCTCGAGCCATCAACCATCCGGGTGGCGCGAGCTATAGCACGGGGCGAGGCAATCGGTGAGGAGCAAATCCGCAAAGGTTATCGGTTTTGGGCTCGCAATGAACGCTTTTTGGAGTTTGATGATGAATCACCGGCCGGAGTGGCAGCCCTATTATGGGGCGGCCGACCAGGTATGGAATGGTTCCGTAGATTGTATTCCGAAATTGAAAATGAAGAAAAGGCCATTAACATGGATGACTTACTAATCACGTTTGGCGATGAGCTCGAGGTGAAGCGACTTGAGGGTGGCGGCCTGGAGATCAAAGGATACGCGGTCCGATTCACCGGCCCAGGTGATACCGACCTCGAGGGAGACTATTTCACCGGGGAGACCGACTTTGGATCGGTGAAGGAGGTTGGCCTTTACTACCAACACGGCCTGGACAAAGAGCTCGGCCGTAAGCGTATCGGCTCGGCCAAACTGGACCGCAAGGATGCCGGCCTATGGATGGAGGCCCAAATGAAACTCCGAGAGGATTACGAGAAGGCCATTGAGGAAATGGTCCGACGTAAGAAAATGGGAATCTCGAGCGGAGCGGCCGGCCACCTGGTGGAGCGCGTTAAGACGGAGGGCGGCAATTTTATTTCGCAATGGCCGATTGGTGAGGTGAGTTTGACACCTACGCCAGCGGAGCCGCGCAATGTTGTATCTTTGAAGTCACTTTTGATTGGAGCCACGAGCGACATTCCGGAGACAACCCAAGCGGTTGTGGAAGTCGAGGAGCCGTTGGAGGTGAAATCACAACCCACAGAACCACAAGACACAGAAGTCAAAATGGAAAACGAAAACAAAGCGGAGATCGTGGCTCCAACGCTGGATCAAATCGCAACGTTGATGGATGATAAGCTCAAGGCCTTCACCTCAACGAACACGGCCGGCAAAACCACCAACGTGGAATTTGCAACGTCGATCAACAACAAGACCAAGCGCGGAGACGATGAAGTCAAAGCATTGGCATACTTCATCCGTACCGGTGACGCTGGTGCCATCAAGGCATCAAATGATTCGGATATGAACGTGGGCACCCCTGGAGATGGCGGAAATGCGGTCCCAACGGGTCATTTCCAAAACATCATCGCACGTCGTGATGAGTCCATGCTTGCACGTCAGCTCGGCGTAACGTTGATCCCAGGTAAGGGCACGACGGTTAACGTACCGCTTGATGGTGAGGCAGACGGTGAGTTTGTTTCGACCGGTGAAGGAACGGCATTTGACCGTGACGCTCCGAACATCGGCCAGGCAGCCATGACGCTTGAGAAGTACAGCAAGAAGATTGAGCTATCCGTTGAGCTCCTCGAGGATGAGGATTCACGCTTGCTCGATTTCCTCTCCAATTTTGTTGGACGTGGAATGGCCAAGACTCACAACGATCTCCTCATCACGGAGGCTCTTGCCAACGGAACGAAGACGGATGATTTCAGCCAAACGGCCATTGCCGCGGGTGACCTCGAGCAAATGACGTTTGACGATGATTTGGCCGCTTACCTGGACGATGCCGGGTCAGTCGGTTGGGTTATGAAGCCATCCACCTACGCTTCGGTGATCTCGATTGCATCGAGCAACACCCGGTTTTACCATGCAAACGTAACGGACACGGCAAGCCCACGTCCAACGCTTCTTGGTTATCCGGTGTACTTCTCGAACAAGATCAGCGCGATCGGATCGGGCAACAAGTCGGTCATCTTTGGTAACTACTCACAGATGGGTTACCGTGAGGCTCCAGGCTTGACGTTCCTACGCGATCCCTACTCCAAAGCCGGTAACGGCCAGGTTGTCCTCCACTACTACTTCCGCACGGTGTACAAAGTACTCCAGGCCGAAGCAATCGGTTACGGACAGCACGCCACCGCATAACGCGGTTGGAACCTTTGATGGTTGGATTGTAACTTGGGTGGTGGGCTTCGGTCCACCACCCTTGTTCATTTATAGGTGAGACGAATGAAACTCATTGGACTTATTGACGCGGCCGCACGGTATGACAAACGGACCGTGACCATACGGGAAGGAGAGGAGCTCGAGGTGCCGGAGGATATTGGTAAATCCCTGGTGGCCCAGCGGTTAGCCAAAGCATCCGAGCCGGTAAAGAAGCCGGCCGCCAAGCGTAGAGCACCACGGGCGAAAAAAACGGATGTCGACGGTTAGCGTTGTCATCGCATCGCATGGTTACGGGCACCTGGCCGGACATTGTATCGAGTCCGTGTTGGATCAAACCCGCAAACCGGATGCCGTTTTATTTGTGGATGACGGAGTAAACGATTGCGGCCATTTGCCGGTCATTTATCCTGAGGTCGAGTTTGTCCTCCGGCCGGCCAACCTGGGCACCGTTGCCAATTTTAATGAGATGCTATCCCGCGTTAAAACCAACAAGGTTTTATTTATTGGCGCGGATAATTGGATGAGCCCTCATTGTTTGGAAATTTGTTTGTCCTACGATGCGGACGTGGTGGTGCCGCAGCTCGCAATTACGGGAGAGCTCAAACGGCCATTCCTCAACCATATCGGAATCGGACGCAAGGCTCAATATCCCGTGTGGAATTTTGGGCCTGGATCGAATGATTACCATGGGTCCATGTTGTATTCCGTGAAACTCGGCAGCGAGGTTGGATACCAGGCCGCGGACGGGTCCACCAAACTCGAAGAGGACCGACACCTATTCCACGGCATGAAGAAACTTGGGGCACGAGTGGCCTATACCACCGAGCCGCTCATTTACTACCGGAGACACCGGGCCAATGGAAACCGACCATAACAAACCACGCCTACTTATTTCATGCCCAACCTACCGGCTCGAGCCCGAAACATGGGCCGGCATTTACGTATTGTGGGCCAAGGCCAAAGAGCAATTCCGCGTTGATATTTACCTACCAGGGAATAACAAGGATGAAGTGGACCTGGAGACAAAGGGCGTTAAAAATCATTTGGGTAATTATAATCTTATTCGTGATTTGGTCTTGGGCGGTGATTATGCTTATTGGCTCAATGTCGAATCTGACATGATCCTCCCGGACAACACGTTTGATAAGCTCACCAACCTCATATTCAACCACAAGGCCGACATTGCCACCGGTCATTATGTATTCCGGAATTGGCGCAAGCCTGGGGAGGGCTCGGGTGCATCCAATGTCTTTGCCAGGTTATGCGAGGAGCCGGGTGGCGTAAAAAACATTGGTCAACCCATTTCGCTTTACCGGCAGTTTTACCAAAAGTGGTTAGACCGGGAGATTTTCCCGTGTAGCGGTGGAGCCCTCGGGTGTATCATGGTTAAGCGGTGGGTTCTCGAGCAAGTCCCATTCCGCATCCGCGAGGACAAAGTGATCCATTGCGACACCTTTTGGATGGAGGACACCTGGACCGCAAAAGCTAATTGTGTGGCGGACTTATCTTTGGTGCTGGGCCATAAGGACACGGACGGGACTATCCTTTGGCCGAATTACGTAGAACAATGGTACACTAACGATGGCAGTTGATTACAAGGCACACACGACTTTATCGGCCCTCCAGGCCACGGCCCTGGCATCGAGTGACGTTCTCGCGGATGCGACCTATGCCACCGCCATTGAGACGCTCATTGATGACGTGAGCGAGCGGGTGGATGAATACCTCGGTTACCAGGTCATCGTCAACAATTACCGGCATGACATCAAGGCCGAGGATTGGAAATATGACCGAATGCTGGACGTGTACGCGGTGGATGCGCAGTATTACCCCATCGTCGAAATATCCACGTCGGTTCGATACGAACCAGGCAACGCACGTAACACCGCAGGATTCATCACAACGCCCTCCACCATTACGAGTGGTATTGTAAGGGCCGGCTCATCCGGACGCGACACAAGCGAAAATACGCGGTTTGAGGTATCCGATGAGGCCGAGGTTGATGACGCGGTGGTGACCTACTTTG